AGCCGTAGCCGTCGCCGGAGCCGTCGCCGGAGCCGTCGCCGGAGCCGTCGCCGTAGCCGTAGCCGTAGCCGTAGCCGTAGCCGTAGCCGTAGCCGTCGCCGTCGCCGGAGCCGTAGCTCACAGTCAGAAAGGCCTTGATCTTATCATCAAGCGTCATCTCTTCCACTCCTTTACGCCGCGAAGCGATACCGATGCATCATCCGTGCACGGGATGATCTGGATCGCGCCCAGCACGGTCATTTCCGGGATCGTCACGGTAAAGTGGCAGTTGCCCTGTGCTTTTGTGCCGTCTTGCGCCAGCTGCTCCACGGCACACGCGCCGTCCCAGCTCCACAGCTTACGCACCTCGGTCATGGTGACCTCGGAGCCGCTTCTCTCTTTGATCTTGCCGAAAAACACGCCTGCGCGGTCACAGCGAACGATGTAGTCCTGATTGTTGTTCATGATGAAATTCCTCCTGATTTTTGTTAAAATTAAAAGTTCTCTCTGAGCCTCTGCCCGTTGATATCCGCGTACATGGTCATTCCTCCCTAATGTAGCGCTTTCGCGGGGCGGCGAAAAATCACCACCATGCTTGGGAATGGGGCACTGTTCTTTTCTCCGCCGAACTTTAATCTCCCACGCACGAAATTGATGGTTGCATATTTGTCGTTGTAGCAGTAATCGTGGAACCAAGCGGTATCCGTCCTCGCCGGAAGCAGCATAACAACCGTTGCGTCTGATTCCTCGGCGGTTCGATGCGCTTTCTCTACCCACGCCCCAACGCCGCGTCCGTATGGGGGATTGCACCACACAACGCCGTCCCAGTCCTGTTTCAGTCCGTCCATCTCCGGGGTGAAATAGCGTTCGCATTTCGCGTTTTCTGGCGTTGCGCAGGCATCCAGCGTAAATTGGAAGAGGTTGTTGAGGTCGTCAAAGAAGGCTTGCGGGGTCTCCCACATTTCAGATTTTGACGAAAACATTAAATCGTTGTTCATTGTCTCCCCTCACAGTCCCTAATGTCTCCGCCCCATTGCTCCGCCATTGCTTTGGCAATGCCGGGGAAGGTCTTGCTCCTGGCTTTTGCTCTTTCTTTACTTGGAGAAAGCCAATGCAACCTATTTCTCTCCCGATCTGGCAACTTCAAAAACTCTTCTTTCACATTATTCGTTTCTTCCAGCAGCGGAAGCCCCTTCAACCACAGGCAGGTGCTTTTTTCTTCCAAATGCCCAAACTGCCACGGGTGAACACACTGATCCGACTTCCGATACAGCGATGACATAACACTCACCGGGTTCTCGACTGCAATTCTCGGTATATCTGCTTCAATAAAACGAAGGAAGAACGCAGCTGCGTCATAACGCAAACTCAAAGGCTTTTTCCCTTCCGCGAACCAACGCGCACCGGACACGCTAAGATGTGTGCAAGGTGGATGTGCAATCAGCAAATCCCATTTACCGACTTCATGAACTTGTCCGTCCATCGTAGTCACGCTCCCGCCTTTAACGGCTTCGAGAGCGTCACCGAGGATATGCCACTCCGGATGTCCGCCAGACGGCTCCTGTATGTCGCAGGAATATGCTTCATGCCCCAACTCGCGAAACGCCTTGCACACCTCTTGGCTTTCCTCACACGCACATAAAACTTTCATCTCAACCTCCAAACACCACGCCGCACTCGTCCTTCAGCATATCCTTGATGTGCTTACGCTTGATGCGGCCTTCGTTGATCTCCTGCGTAATCTTCTCAAGACACGCATACAGGTACGCGATACTGTGGGTGTCCCGGCTGTCGGGTGTCTCCTCCTGGACGTGCCAGCCGCACTTGTCGATCAGCGCCATTGCCACCATGTCCATGCACTCCTGCGTACCTCTGCGCTTGCCGTCCATAAAAATCCGGTCATCACGGCTCAAATGCTTCTTGCCCATCACTCGCCCTCCTGTATGCGCACCACCTCGTAGCAGCCGTAGCTGCCTCCGTGCCGGAATGCCTTGCAAATCGACGAACGAACATTCTGATAATTCCGCCCGGAAAGCCGCGCCAGTTCCGCCGCCGTCGTACCCCACCAGCGGGGCAGGCGGTACTTATCACGGGTCACGATCATGTATACCGTGGTCATGCTCACACCTCCCGGATGGCGTAGCCGTACCGATTGCGGAACAGCTTTGCTTTCATAGCATACTCCCGCGTCCGCACACCCTTCACGTCCTCCACCACCGGCAACCAGTGCCGCTGTCCGTAGCTGTCAGGCGCCGTTCTGCGCTCGTACACGAAGTCCGCGATGTAGTCGATACTTTTCACGCGGTCGCCCTCAAACGTCGTGTACGCCTCTTGCAAGCAGTATCGCACCTGCAATTTCAGCCCGCGTATCTCCCCAGCCTTTTGCAGCATCATCAGCGCATCGTAGCGCTCCGCCTCCTTCTTGCTGTCAAAGGTCAGCTTGCCGCGCCGCGTCTTCTGTGCCTTGTACTTCCCCTGCTTCTGCATCTTCTCCATGACCTGCTTCTGTGCCGCAGGCCCCAGCCGCATCAGATCCTCACTGTTCATCCAACAACCCTCTTTTCTCCAGTCCGCGCCTACTCATGGTGTAGCGCTTGACCGTCGTCATTTTCTGCGCTTTTCCGCAGCGCTGGCACACGCCCTGCGCCCAGCCGTGGAACGCTGGCTCGATGATGTAATCCTCCGCCATCTCCTGCAAACAGGTCACGCACAGCCGCGCTCTGGCCACGCGCCAGATGCCTTTATCCATCCAGCGCCTCCTTGGCCTCCTGCCACGTCATCCCGTGTTCCCTTGCATAGCGGGAGATACGTCCCCACTTGTGTTCCTTGTTGATGTAGTCCCGCATCCAAGCAAAACGCTCCATCGTATCCTGTGCCTGTTCTTCCTGCGCCTGCTCCTCCTGCGGCTCAATGCCCATCGTGATATCCGCCACATCGGGAAAAAATTTATTGCGTCTGGCATAGGCGACGGCGGCGGCTCTTACGTCCGCGTAGCTGTAAGACTCTAAAGCGATCTCCCACGCCAGCTTCATTTTTGCCGTGACCTGCTTGTTCGGCCAGAACTGCGAAAACAGGGTAAAAAGCTTCTCGACTTCGCTTCTGTCCATTTCTTCCTCCTCCGGTAGTACATACTCCCGCCGCCGTAATATATAACATTCGTTCTCTTACTCTCCCTCTCCCTCTTACTCTCTCTCTTTCTCCCCCTCTTTCTCCTTGCGCCTTTGTTGCGCGTTTGTTTTGCGTTTGTTATCCGTTTGATTCTGATTTGTTCTGGCGGTTGGCGGCTTTATTTCTGCCGCTGTCCAGTGTGGGGCGAATCAAATTAAACGCGACACTGGCGGCGGGGGAGAGACTGCTGGACGGCTCCGTTTCGTTCAGCGCATAGTCGCAGATCGCCAGAAGAATCTCCGCCTGCTGCTTTTTGGGGAGAGGCTGTATCGCATCCCAGTAGGAGCTGTAAAACGTGAATTGTTTGCGCTTCACGCCGCCTCACTCCTTCTTCATCGCCCCGATGACGTAAACGCCGCGCTCCTTGTCCAACGCCACCTGCACGGTGTAGTCCGTCAGTGCCTGCGTCACCAGCTTCGCAGGGATCTCCAGATGGTAGCCCCACAGTGTGTCGCAGTCCTCACGCTTCTCGCCGAACTGTACGGCACAGGCAGCGTAGTGCGCATCCATGCCGCGCCTGAACGCCTCGTTCACGCTCTCCGCGTCCTCGATGTGCTGCCTCTGGCGCTGTACGATGTTTTCCAGGTGCCGATTCTGCCGCCGCAGACCCTTGATTTCATCCTGCATCTTTCCCATTCTTTTCTTCCTTTCTCTCGTACTCGTCCGTCAGGTTCCGTGCGATGGTGCAATGCTCCCACGCACCGGCACAGAATTGATCCATGAAGCGGGATGCCGCGCCGCCCGTCTCGAAGCTGACGCGGCTTCCGCCCTCGCAGCAGACCCGCCGTTTCTCGCTGCTGGTGAAGTAGGGGCAGGTGTACCGCTTGTGCCAGTAATCCATGCCGCTTACCCCTCCCATCAGAACGGCAGGTCGCCGTCGTCCTCGATCTCGGCAAAGCCGGTGGTTCGCGCCGCGCCGCTGTCCGCGTCCTTTTTGGCATCGCCAAAGTAGATGTTGTCCGCCAGCACCTCGGCGTTCCGGCGCTTGTTGCCGTCCTTGTCCGTCCAGTCCCGCAGCTGCAAGCGCCCCTCCACCACGGCCATGCGCCCCTTGGAGAAATACTTGGATACGAACTCGGCAGTGTTGCGCCACGCCACCACGTCAATAAAATCCGTGTCCTTGGTGCCGTCCGCGTTCTTAAAGTCCCGGTCTACCGCCAGCGTGAAACTGGTGACAGCGGTGCCGTTCTGCGTCCTGCGCAGCTCCGGATCGCGGGTCAGGCGTCCCATAATGAAAATCTTGTTCAGCATTTCAAATCTCCTTATCCAATTCTTTTTGTTCCGCAAACTTGTACATCATATGTGCTGCATACGAAATGGCCTGCATTAGATCCAGTTCCCGTGTGCCTTTCACCTTGGAATCGCCTTGCATATCTCCGTCCCCTGGAAATACATATGCAATACAACTTTTTCTGGAGAAACATCCAACCCCAGCGTATACAGCCCAGCCTGACTGCTGGCTTTTGTAGGTTGAACGTCTTCCTTTTTCTGAAACGCGCCATTCTCCACTCCAAGCTCTCGCACTAACAGGTCGTATGTGTAGTCAGCCATATCGCCTGTGCAAGAGCACAGAAAGTTTGAGTTGCGACCGATGCGCCTACACACATCAGATTGCGTCATACCGTGCTCCCGAATATGCTTTTTTATAGCCGGGATATCAACCTTGATTCGTTTCATTTCTTTTCACCCATTCCTCTCATAAATAACTTTTTCCGAACTCGCGGCGGAAGTCATCCTCCGTCCAGCCCTGCTCCTCCATTGCCTTGAGCTGCCCGTACCGCCTCAGACGCCGCATCTGGTCGCCGTTCTTGTGTACCGCGCCGCGCCCGTTCCGGTGGCAGCGATTGCCGCACAGGTACACCACAAGACCGTACTTCTCGCTCTTCTTACGGTTTGCGCCGCCGAGAATGTGGTGGCGCTCCAGCGGGTCACTTGGGTCGTTCCGCCCGCACAAAAAGCATCGCTTGTCGTTCATACGCTCACTTCTCCCCACCGGCTCACAAGGGCATCCAGCTCTCGCGGCGTCATGGTCTCGATGCCGACATCCCGGCAGTCCTGCACGATGGCATCTATCAGCCGCGCCATCTGCTCCGTGTCGTATACGGAGCTGCCGTACCAGACGGTCACGTTTACGCAGCCCTTGATTTTGCTGGGGCCGGTATCGGTCATCCAGCCGATACCGTTCCGTTCCCAGCTCCGGCAGAACGCCTCCGCCGCCTTTTCCCGCAGGCACAGTACCTCGCTCACGCCGCCGATGCTCTGTATCTCCTGCCGGTATACCTTCTCTCTCGCAACGCCGTAGTGCGCCGCCAGCTTGTCCAGCAGCACCCACGCATACCCGTTGGCATCCAGGCTCCGCCCTTTGCCCTTGATGGTGGCGGTGTACTCCTTGCCCGGCTTCAGCGCATCACAGACCTCCCTCGCCGCCTCCGGCGACTTCACCCGCAGGCAGAGCCACGCGCCCTCGCTGTCCTGCGACCACCGCGCCGCGTTAACCGTTACCTGCCGCATAATTCTTCCTCCTGCGGCCAATGTCCTGTTCGTAGGCATTTTGCCAAATACCTAAGGCGAGGTAGATAACACCCCTCGACCCACTCCGCGTCATAATCAACCTTGTGCTGTGTCAACCTGTTTTCGTCTATTGGCAGAAAAAAATTAAACAATTCGTCTTCTGTAACGCGGTATGCCACGATCCTGCAAAACTTCCTCTTTCGGAACAATCCGCATCCGCTGGCAAACATCTCCACCTGGCACTGCTGCCAATACGCTTTCGTAACCTTGAACACAGGTTTGCTGTGCGTTTTCACTTCGGTAATAAGTTGTCTGCTTTCCCCGTCATAGTTCACCCGCAAACGGAGCGAACGGATGCGTATCTGTCTGTCTCGTGTCTTTACGCGCAGCGCATCAAGTATCTTGTGCTCGTAAGCCGTGCCGCACTGCATTGCCGGCGTAATAAACCTGTCCTTCCTGACCCCAAGCTTCACCAGCCACCATCTTCGAAACGTATCTGTATTCCAGTTCCCCATGATGGTGGCGGTGTCGCTTGCACCAAACCATCCGCTTCTGTCGTGGTTTCCTATCATAGTTTACTCACAGCCTTTTCAAGCGCGTCCAGTTTTGCAAAATAGCCCATCAACTGCACAAGCTGTTTTTCGTTGATCCCAAGTCCCCGAAGCAGGTCGTTGTGGTCAAGCCCGTTTCGTTCTTTCATGGTGATTAGTCTTTCCAGTCTCTCCTTTATGGCAAAGATACTGTGACGGCTCAAATCGTCCTCACCATCGTCTCCGTCACCTTCTGCCCAAAGGTCAAACCCAAGACCGGTACGCACGGCAACACCTTTAACGAAAGCTCTCGCCAGCGCGTTGTTTATGCGAAGTTGGTTCAACGTATCCTCATATACCACAAGGGACCCGTTCAGCAGAGGCATGTCGTAAGAAAACTCCAAATCGTCAATGTGGATTTCAACAGACACAAACCAGCATTCTGTAATCCTTCCTTTACTGGTAGTAATTTTGGCCTGCGGCCACAGGTATGTATTCGTTTCCGGGCACCTACGAGGGGCATACCACACGCTGGATGCTCCGTTTTCGTGGAGCAACTTCGCGCACTTTGCCCAGCTCAAATAAGGGACCTTGATAACATTACCCTTCTCGTCCTTTGCGTCTCGAAGATCGCAAAACGGCTTTACATCCACCTGTATCAACTCGTTAAATGATTTCAGCATTATTCTTCCGCCTTTCCCACATACTCATTTCTGTTCCTCCCATGCGTCCCTCGCTTCAATGCAGCAATCGCACCCCACGATGACGCCGTCCTTGTTCTTGTAGTAGGTGTCCGTCTCCTCCCCACACACGGGGCAGACGGGCAGATCGTAGTCCTTCGGCTCTAAGGGCCGCTCCGGTTCCCAATACTGCATCACGCTTCTCATACCGGTCGACCCGCCGCTTTCAGCACGTCCCGCATCGGCTTTCTGGCCTTGAGGATGGACATGGCCCGCGCCGTGTCCCGCCTGTACTGCCGGTACAAGTCTCCCAGATCCTCCGTCTGGTAGTATCCCTCGCCGTCGTTGCAGATCATCACGCCCTGCCGCTTGGCTTCGCTGACGGCCTTTCGCATCATCCGGTCAGAGGTCTGCATCGCCGCCGCCAGCTCCGCACGGCTGATGGCGTTTCGCCGCCCGTGGGGGATCAGCGCCGCGATGCGCTCTGTTTCCGCCGTCCGCTGGGGGATGTCGGCCTTGTCCTCGTCGCCGTACAGATATGCGCGGCTGGTACGCAGTGCCGCCTCCAGCGCTGTCATGACCTCCTCCGTGGGCAGACACACGCCGTTTTCAAACCGGCTCACCATGCAGGTGTCGATACGGGGGTCCACCAGCTTCAGCACCCCGCTGACCGCCTCCTGCGTCAGGCCCAGCTCCATCCGCCGTTCCTTCAATCGGTTCATCGTCCTTCCCTCTTTCTTTTTATCACCATTTTGGCCCTCTCGCGCCTTGCGTTGTTTATGCTGTAAAAGTCGATCTCGCTGTACGCCGCGTAGCGCTTGGCCTTGTCAGCCTTGGTGGCCTCCAGATACGCCGCGTACTCCTCGCACTGTCCGTGGCACTTCGGGTGCCTGCTCCGGCAGTCCTTGCAGGGCGTGCCCACCCTGTTCGTCAGACCTACCATTCCCACTGCACCATTGCTTTCACCACACCAGCCTGCGCCGCCTCCTCGTGGGTCATCAGCACGTCCACCGTGTAGCCGTACACTCCGGTGTCGGCTGCTATGTACTCCTTGCCTCCGATAGTCACGGTGCTGCCCAGGGGGATAATGTCCGGGTCAACTGCCACCGCCTCGCCGATGCAGACCCACCGTCCAGAGGCCGTCAGCACCTGCCCTGCCTCGTTGCGGTTGATGTCCGCATAGGGCGTGCAGCAGGCGCAATAGCCGGTGATGTCGCATACCAGCAGATTCTCCGGCGGCTTTGCGGCGGACAGCACCGCCGCCTGCACCGCAGTGGACAGAGGAGGGGGTGCGTCCTCCGGCTCCTGTGCCTCCGGCAGCGTCAGCGCCCAGAGGAGGATACCGATGATCAGCAGGATCATCAAAGCGTTGAGGATCCAGAGCCGCCTGTTCCACCGCCGCTCCCAGCAGCGCTGGGAATACTCCCGCGCCCGCCTGTTCCGCTCTCTCATACCCGTTACCTCCATGTGGCCTAAATGTTCCAGGTGCAGCTCTTTGCCAGACGCTTAACTGCGTTGTCCCTGCAAATTGCCTTGATTGTGCATCGCACCGGCCGTCCTGTAGCGTTTTCTACGCCGGAAAACTCCATCCAGTGATAAGATTTCCCGCGAACGCCGGACGGCTTCATGCGCCCATCCGGGAGTATCACATCAATTGTCTTTCGCTCTTTGTCGTAGCTTCCGAGTACCGTTTCGCAATCGGAGAAAGACGTCTTGTACCTGCGGTACAACATCGTTTCGATTGTCGTTCCGTTCATCTCCCCAGCGCCTCCACGCTCTTGACGATGGCCCAGCTCAGCCATGCCGCGCCGATAAACGTCAGCGTCCATGCAAACGCGCTCATTCCTCCACCGTCCTTTCCGCGATCCATGCGTCCAGCTGCTTCTTGAAGATCTGGAACACAGGGCTTCGCTCCATTTCGATCACGATCCCGAAAGGATACACCCCCTGCTTGATGCCCTGCCGCAGCGTATCCGGCGATATGCTCAACCCGCGATCTCGCAGGTACTGCGCGGCGTCCTGCACGGTCAGCGTTGCGATCCTGCTCATTTCTTTCTCCTCCTTTTATTTGTGTGGGGTCATCCAGCCGTTGCCGGTGTACCCCGTAAACTCGTGTCCCATGCCCTGCAAAGCATCCCATAGCCAGTACACGTTACATCCAAACACCTGTGCTATCCGCTTACACTTAATCCATGAGAGATATGTCGTGTCTCCCTGCTCGTATCGCCGATACGCTTCCTCGCTTATACTGGCTGCTCTGGCAACGCCTGCCGCCGTCAGACCGGCTCTCTCACGCAGCTTACGGAGGAGGTTTTCAGTACTTCTGTCCTCCGATGTCGACATCTCCCGTGCCCGTTCAAGCACCAGGTCTTTATCTTTTTCGCACAGGCTGCAAAATAAACTGAACAGCTCCGCATCCATATCACACCTCGCCACGGCATCCACCCAAGAACTTATTGACAAAGTACGTCTGGCCTTTGCCCGTTACCTTTACAGTCTTGCTGATGGTAATAGACCCGTCGCTGCGGGTGATGGCAGTCTCCTTGATGTCAAACAAGCCCATCTCCATAGACCGCTGGGTGGGCATATTGTAGTCGGTGCCACCTCGCCGGATGAGATACCCGTTGTCCCGCAACCATGCGAACAGCCTGTTTTGCCCGATGTCCGCGCCGTTCTGCCGAAGCAGTTTTGCCAACTCTCCCACCAGAATGGATGTGTGAGACGCGCTGACGGCATCGGCAAATAGCACCTTTGGCCTGTCAGCCTCTACTTTGGTTTCCAGCCGCATGATTTTGTCCTTTGCAATTTGCAGCGCCCGCGCCATGATCTTTTCGGGACTGTTCCAGTCCTTCTCGATCTGGATGAAGTACTGCCGTGCCTGTTTGCCCTTTTCGTTGCGCTGGATCATGCACAGCTCCTTCGCCATGTCGATGGTCAGGATGGCATCATCTACCGTTCTGGAAACGTATCTGTTGCCCTCCATCTGAACCCGCTCATTTTTGAGCGGGTTGAAGTCCTCGCCCATCGTAAAACCGTACTCACACATTCTGGGGAACCAGTCCTTGTAGGCCGTCTTGACTTCCAGAAAGTCGTGTAAGTCTCGCGCGGAGACGGCGGGGCGGTCGTTGTCGTAGGTAACTTTGATTAGTTCGTTCATTTCGTCCTCCTCTATATCCATTTTTGCCGCTATTGATTATAAAACTCAGTTTTGAGTTTTATCGGGTAAAAAAAATTGAAACAATTTCTTCATTTGTCAAATTAAGCAAACTTGCTATTTCCGCGGCTTCGCTTACCTTGAATGGGCTGTTACCATTCATTTTTGCAGCAAGCGAGTTATATGTCATTCCGATGCAGTGTGCGAACTTTGTTTTGGTCATGCCTGCCTCCGCAATCTTTCCGCGCAGCTTCTTGCAGTCAACCACTTATACCTCCTCCTTTCTCAATCAATAATGAGATAAACTGATTATAAAACTCAACAAGCGTTCTGTCAATATCGTTTTTGATGTTTTTTCATAGAAATTTTACAACGTGTCTCAATTTTGATGTTGACACAGCAAACTTGTTTTGTTTTAATGTTGTTAAGGAAAGAGGTGAAATATATGTCATATATCAGCGAGAATATCAGAAGGGCTATGTTTTTTGCCAACATGAATTATAACGATCTCTCGCAGGCAACTGGAATTAGCCCAGCTACATTACAGAGATATGGGGCCGGAAAGACGGAAAAGATTCCCATTGACCGCTTGCTCAAAATAGCTTCTGCCCTAAATATAACAACCGATGAATTGTTAGTTGCGCCCGATGCTTTTTCAAATATTTTGGATTTGACAGCAAGGGATAATAATTTGATGGGCGTGAAAAGGTATCATGAAAAAGAAAAAGCCCCCGGCCGCATGGCCGAGGACTTGAGCGCCGAGGAGCTTGAAATTGTCTCTATTCTTCGCAAGATGTCTCCTGAGCAGCTTGCGCGGGAGCTGGCGTATCTGCGTCAAGCTGCCGCAGATGGGCAAGATAAGTAACTTTCCGCTCTGGTGTGAGCTTACGGTATAGGTCGATCACCGCGTTGATCTCCTGTTCCGCAATCTGTGTTTTCCCCATTTTCTTTCCCCTTCTTTCGTCAAATTGTATAGTTTTTTGCTCCGCGTTTGGCTATATATCCAAATTCATTTTCTTAACTTGTTTACATTCCGTGCAGTTTGTATAATGTTGTCCGGAGGGGGGTGAAAAGAGTGCTATTTTTGATACTTTCAACCGTATTACCATTTTTTGCACTTGGAGTTATACCGTGGATTATAGCTGCGGTCGTCAAAAAGCCGACTTCCGGTTCATGGTATAAAAAGCTTTGTATTGTTTTTGCCGTGTATTCCGCGCTTGGTACATACACATCCTCGATTAACGCCAACCAGCAAATCGATACCGTAATTCTAATTGTATTTTCCATTACATGGGGTATCGCTGAATACTGGCTATTAAAAACGATTGGTTTTTCCATATTGAAAAAAAGAGGAAAACTTGAGCAATCAGAGATGAAAAAATGAAACTTACCGACCAAAGCGCCCCCGCCGCCTCCGCAACGGCGGCGGGGGCTTACAGCAGACACACCAACCATCACGCGCACCTGCTGCGGTTTCACCGTAACAAAACCGCATTAGGCAGGTCAACGCCGGAACAAGGCAGACCGCCCCGCCGCGCCAAACCGAAACGGGGCAGGCCGCGCCCAGTTGAGGGAGGAATGAATACAAATGGAAGAATCTTTACAGGAAATTTGCAGAGAAGCCAAATACCGAGAAAAGATGACGGCGCAGGACATATCCGACAATTCCGACGTTCCGCTGTCCAGCGTCAACAACTTTTTTTCATCGTCGTCCAAAATGCCGTCTATCTACACAGCGGGACCCATCTGCCGCGTCCTCGGTGTGTCGATAGACGCTTTTTTTCATATTCAGCCAACGCCCGATCCGTCCCTTGAAGCGCAGCTTGCCCACGAGCAGGAAATGAATCATATCCTCGCCAAAGCCATACGCCACAAGAATCAGCTGATCCTCGGCCTGATGATCCTGCTTGCTCTCGCCCTGGCATACGGCATCACCATTGATATGCTGAACCCCGATATGGGCCTGTTCCAGAAATAAAACATTTGTTCTACTTGTTTGCTACCATTGTATATGACAAGTTCCTTGTTTTCAATCGACAAAATTTACAAGATTCTTGCTTTTTCTTTGTGAGGTGTCCCTATGTCTACTTGTATTAAATGCGGCGTCCCCCTGGTACCGGATGCCGTTTATTGCCATATCTGCGGGAAAAAGCAGGTCACGGCCTCCCGCAAGGCGCTGAAACGCCCCAACGGGTCCGGCACGGTGTATAAGCTGGGTGGGCGGCGGTCCCGGCCTTGGGTCGCCGCAAAAGACGGCGTATATATCGGGTACTACGAGCGGAAGACGGACGCGCTGGCCGCACTGGATCGGCTGGCAGGCCGTCCGCTGGAGGAAAAGTTCAATATGACCTTTTCCGAAGTGTTCACCGAATGGAAAGCCGAACACTATCGGGAGATAGGGGAGAAGGGCGTAGAATCCTATGACAGAGCCTACGCCGTATGTGCTCCGCTGCACAACAAGAAATTCCGCGACCTGCGCACAAAGGACTTTCAAGCCATCATCGACAGCAACATGGCAAAGTCCAACTCCACGCTGTCCAAATACAAGCAGCTCATGACCCAGATGGCCCGCTGGGCTGTCCGTGAGGAGATCGCCACAACCGACTTTGCCAAATACGTCAAGCTGCCCCAGCAGGTAAAAAAAGAAAAAGCCATCTTTACAGATGACGAGATCGCGCTATTGGAAAAAGACGGCTCCGACGCCGCCAAAATCGCCCTTATGATGATTTACACCGGTATGCGCATCGGTGAATTGTTCTCCCTGCCGCTGAAAGACTACCATGAATCGTATGTGATCGGCGGCGAAAAGACAAAAGCCGGTAGAGACCGCGTCATTCCCATCCGCCCGGATGGTAGGAAGTATTTTGCATACTTCGCCTCCCGCGCCACCGGCGACCTGCTCATTTCCGGCTACGATGGGCAGCGCATCCCCGCCAATTACCGCAAACGTGATTTCTATCCGTTGCTGGAAAAGCTCGGTATCCCAAAGCACACACCCCACGCCACGCGCCACACTTACGCAACATGGGCGAGAAGTTCAGGCATCCAGCCGGAGATCTTGCAGAAGATCATCGGTCACGCAAACTTCTCCACCACGGCGGACATTTACATCCATGCAGACGCGGAAAAGCTCATCTCCGCCGTTGAATCTGCAAGTAATTTGTAAGTAACCGAAAAAACCCAAAAACGCTCAACAAGGATTCTGGTTATTGTTTTCCGTGAAACACAATCAAAACACCGCGAAAACCGCGCAAAAACGTTGCGAAATTATATTGTCCATATTTGACGTGCATGGGGTCACAGGTTCGAGTCCTGTACCGCGCACCACAAAAATCCCTGTAACCACAACGGTTACAGGGATTTTCTTATTTCCTCCAAAACACGTTTGTAAGTAACGTGTAAGCAACGTCACCCGTTCTCAACAACGTGCATTGCCTGCCGCAGCGCTTCCTTTACGTTGGGATCGTCGGTGTCCTGCATCATGCGCTCGATCAGATCCTTTGCCTTGCCCTCATCGCGGCTGTACCGGCCCATAGAATCCCTCTTGCGCCGATACGAGCTGCCTCTGTTGTAGGCGGTGCGACCGGAAGACCAGTCACGGGAATAGCCATCATCGCGGGAATACCCATCGTCGCGGCTGTAGTCGCCGCTTTCAAACATGGCAATTTTGTCAATGTTTTTGATGGACGATGCCAGTTTGTGGATGGCGTCCAGTTCAGCAGCGCTCAGCTCCCGCTGGCCGGAAAACTCAGACAGCTCCTCGCACAGCATCTCCCGGATGCCGAAAAGCTCCTTCATGTTCATGTTGCCCCTCCTTTCAGCAGACGCGCTCCACGATCATGTTGCTATTGGCAAAGCTGATCGCCTGAGCGCTGGTGTTCTCCATCGCTACCGTTACGCAGCAGCCCTTCGGCACGTCCACATTGGCAGCGACAAAGATGTTAAAATAGTTCTCCACGGCGGCGGGCGTTACTGTCGCCACGGCGCTGGTCAGCGGCTCTCCGTTGATAGCCAGCGCGGCGGAGATTGCGCCCACCGTGCCACCGGTGGGGATGGCAATGTTTCCGCCGAAGGACACACGGAAACGCGCCTTGCACTGGTTTGTCAGGCCACGCAAGAACACCTGCCCGCTCCCCTCGCGGTGTACGATGCAGGACTTGCCCGCAACGGCAGTTTCCGTCAGCGGTACATTCTGTCCAGCAGGTACGGTAACAATGTTGGTATTTACATATTCAGCCAAAATACTCACTCCTTTCAAAAATGCAGACGGCGGAGCTATTGCCCCGCCGCCTTTTAATATCAGCCCGGAGCTGAACAATTTCCGTTTTGGAAATAGATTCCTATGCAGTTGTCAGCAGCCGGAGCAGCCGGTGTAGCTGCCAGCCCACGGATTGCAGGATGCATACGCCGGGATGGGCGTAGGCCGCAGCTGGGAGATCAGGTAGTTGTTCTGCGCAGCCTGAGACGCGGCCAGACGCAGCTCCTGATTTGCGCTCTCCAGATCGCGCATCTTGGAGTTGGTCAGGAAGTCCAGGATGGCGCGGCTGTTGGCGTTCTGGTTCTCCACGATGTCGCGGGTGGCGTTCTGCACGGTGTTCCGCGTGTCACACGCCTGCGTCGCCATGTCGTAGCGCACCTGCGCAATGGCGGCTCTGTTCTCGCAGCAGCAGTTTGCCGCCTGCATCTGCATAGCGCTGAGCTGCTGCATCAGTGCGGCCTGCTGGTTGGCGCGGGACAGCTCGGCATTGCCGAAACCGGTCAACAGCGTGTTGTTCACGGCATAAAAGCCGTCGCACAGCCCGCCGTTGATGAGATCCATTTTGCGCTCGATGTTGGAGAAGTCGGAGGCCAGCACATAGCCGTCCACCACACCACCGGAATTGCCGCTGTTGCCCCAGCCATTTCCGCCCCAGCCGCAGAACGCGAACAGGAACAGGATGATGAGGAACCACGCGCCGTCACCGCCAAAGCCAAAGCCGTTACCGCTGCCATTGGCAGGGGCCACAGGCATGGTCATGGTGGGCATACCCTCGGAAATAGACATAGTATCACTCCTTTGTAGTTGTAATTTATCTGAATCGCGGCCACGATCAAGAAACAAGTTACGTTTTGTCTTACGTTTCGTCTTACGTTTCGTCTTATGTTTTGCTTATTCCATTAGACTTTGAAATTGCTTCGCCATCTGCTGGAGCTGGTTCAACTGCTGCTGCGTGAGCTTGCCGCTTTGCAATAGCTTTTCCACCTCTGCTTTTGGGTCGCCTTGGAAATTCGCCTTGAACTGCTTGAACTGCTGCACCATCTGCATAAAGCCGTTGCCGCCGCCCATTGCACCGAAAAACGGATTATTCATCGCTCTTTTCCTCCTTGCGCTTCTTGCCCTTCATTTCGCTCACAAGCGCCGCCAGCGCGTCGAACTCCTTACGGGTCACATATTCCGCAGCGGGCGCTTTCTGCGTATCAGGAGCGCTTGCAAGCCGCTCCACAAGGTCGTACACCTTGAGCGTCGGCTTGCCGCTTGCATCGGCCTGTTTCAGATACACCGTGGGAGCCGTCGAGTCCCACAGCGCCACCGCCGCATTGGGCGCGACCATCCAGCTTCTTGCCTCCTGTTCGCCGGATACCCACTGCACGCCGCTCTGCGGCAGAGGATTTTGCGGCATCGGCGGAATGGCCTGCATCTGCTGCTGCCTCAGCTGGGCGAGGTTGTCCTGCATCGGCGGCATATAGGGGTTTCCGTAGTATGGATAGTTCATGCTTCATCCGTCCTTTCCCAGTAATACAAGGGTGTTTCGGCTCCGGAATCCCATGTGTCGTGCCAGTCTCCGTCTATCACGCACACCACATGGGACGCCAGCGCCAGCAGATATGTACCACGCGGGTGATCCATTGCAAAATCACTCACGGAATAGCTGTCCGAGCAGTCCTCCGGGATGATATGCCGTGAAAAGCCCAGCTTCTTGAGATACGCGCCCCACACGTTGTTGGCGCTGGGCATATCCGCAAGAGCCAGACCCTGCATACAAAGCTGCACATACGTCTCATGCCAGCCCTGCCCCGTGGCGCGGCAGATCGCGCGAACAGGACAGTCTCCCACGTTCTTGCCGGAGGGATTCGGGTTATACCATACGAACATCACGACCACCTCTCTTCTCTATAAGCATACAAAAAAGCAGACCCCCGGAAGGGTCTGCTTTGCGTATGGAAAGTGCCTTATGCCGCAGGAAACAGAAGCCGGAATGTCTCCCGCCCCTTCGGCGTGATCAGCGTCTGTACGCCGCTCCACTTCGTCTTTTCGTTCAAACACTCCTTCACCTCGAAAAGACCGTCGTTCTTCGCCTCATAGGGCAGCAGTTTGCCCTTGCTGTCCCGATAGATATACTTCTTCTCCAGTAGGAACGATACAAACTTCTTCGGCGATACCTCCAGCGCCTTGGCCGTCTCCCGGAAGTTCGTCAGCGTGTTCCGCTCCACCAGCTGGTCGAAGTAGTCTGCCTTTGGTGCCATGATCTGATTTTCCACAGTCAGCGTGGAGATACGCGCGTCCCTGTCTGCGATGGTTCTCTGCGCCATCAGCAGCGCCGCCGCCATCAGCTCCTCCGGCGTCATGCTTTCCTGCCCGTTCACGTAGCCTCCGTGCTTGCGGATAGCGGGCAGCACCTCACCCGTCACCCACCGCTTGAACTCCTTCGCCGTGGGCAGCTTGGAGCCAAGGATAAGGGAGTACAAGCCGCTCTCGTTGATGATGGTCATCTCCTGCGTTCCGGAGGGGGTGTCCATTTCTTGGACGCCCCTATCGTCAACGTCCACATTCGTTGCAAGGGCCTGCCTGCTGTTCTTATACCCCAGCGCCGTCGCCACGTCCTTCCCCACAAACCACGGCTCGCCCTTCTGCTCCACGATGCGCACATCCCCGAAATACGGGTTGTTGAAGATCATCAGCTCGCTCATGACTGCACCTCCTTCACCAGATCCATCGCCAGCGCGATTTCAAAGCATCCGTCCTTGTTCCTGCAGGATATCAGATTCCGCACCTTGCAGTCGCCAAACGCGGCCATCATCACAAGATCGTATTCCTTTTCGCCGTCCCGCATCACGGGGTAGCAGAAGCCGTCTGCCGACAGGTTGACCTCACGGGGATTTTGGAGAACATCGCAAATTTCCTTAACAGTCATGGTAAAAATCCTCTCTTTTCAGTTGATTTTCACCGCAGCGCCGGTTATAATAGATTTAACCATCCGCTGCGGCGGCTGGGGGTATAGAGACAGTCCGTGACTTTCTGAGGGTGACGGGCTGTTTCATTTCTCAATTTCTCCGGCCAACTTTTTAATCCCTCTGCGTATAGCTTCTGCCTTGTCTACTAATTTTTGTTCGCAGTACAATCGCAGTATTTGATTTGCCTCGTTGTCCAGCCTGACGGTAATTCGATCTTGTTTGGGATTGTCAGTAGGTCGGCCTGTTCTTGGCGACATTATCATCACCTCACTTTTGTCTGCCATAATGCTATTATAACATTTGTCTGCCAAAAGTCAAGGATATTTATTCCTCGTGTAATATATTTGCTGAAAGCGGGGGAATTGCGCGTGAAGTTTTTTACATCAAGAAAAGGGTCTGCATTTTTTTATGCAATTATATCTGCATTGGTTGCATTGTTTTTGGGGGCGGTAGTCGCTTTATGCGGTGGCGGATTTCATAGGTTTGTAAATTTGTCTCTTGCAATGTACCTGCTTTTTTGCGCCCCTCTAACTCTTATGGGAATATTATTGCTGATTACAAATATTTCAGAGGACTGTGTGAGTTGGATTTCTTATGGGTTGTACTATGGAACACTTGGAATTTCGGTTTTGATAGATAAACTTGGTTGGTATATGCCGGACGAGGCAAAATACATAATTGGCGCTGTGCTTTCAGGTCTTATATGCTACATTGTGTGGCTAAAGAAGCAGCCAAAAAAATAAAGAGACTGCCAGCTTGTGCTGGCAGTTCTTTTATTCTCCGTAAAATTTCATTCCGTCCGCTATTTTTCCGTATGCCCGTCTGCGGTACTTTTTCACCGTCTCCGGCGAAACGTGGAGGGAGAAAGCCGCTTCCACGCAGCTTCGTCCCCGCACATCGCATTCCGCGATACACTGTGCCTCCTCCTGCGGCAAGTCAAAAGATTGGATCCACGCGATAGCTCTCTTGGGTGCCATGCTATGCAGCATAGCCCGTATTTTACGGTGCTCCTGATTCATCCTGCGTTACGCAGGCTTGCGGATCGCCTTGCGGCGGGATGGTGCCATAGGATGGTTGCCCTATCGCCCGTTGCTCCTTTCTTTTATTTATTTCGCATCTTATTCAATTCCTGCTGCACAAGCGCCTTGTTGTAATGCGCAACCTTTTCACTCACACCCAAGTCAATGAACAAAATACGTCTTTGCTCACTGGTCAATCCGGGAATCGTGTATAGCCGCTCCATGATCAAAAGGCTTTTGCTGTATTGAATCGAATTTCCCTTGCTGTCTTTAAGCGATTCGACCGGCGATACTTTTGTCTTTGCAATGACAAAATCGGTGACGCTGATGCCCTTTTTTTCCGCTTCAGATGCCTTTTTGACCCACGAATCAGGCGTGTACTTGCTGACGCTTGTCTTTGCCATCTGGTCAGTAAAGGTGTAAATAAGATCCACGCACTGCACCTTTTCGGCATCCGTCAGTTTCTTATACTCCGCGTCCTTTGTCAGGTTTGTAAGCCGGTCATATGCTCCCTTCCCTTTCTTTTCGGCGTACTTCACATACTCCTCTGCGGTCAGATTGACACGTTCTCCGTTGACAGTAATTGTCTTACCGGCTCTGCTGGGGAAAACAGATTCGCCCGTTGCGTTATATAGCCGCATTAGCTCCGTTTCCATCGGGCTTTTATTGACTTCGGAAACAAAAGCGGGATTCAGGAAATTGTTAAAGGCACGCGCTGCGGTCTTTCCCGTGTATTCTGTACGACCCCATGCGTCGATAAACGGGATCTGCTTATAATCCCACCCCGGAATGCGGGCGCTGGCTCGGCCAAGGGTATACTGCATATCCGTTGTCAAAAACGCATTCTTGTCTGTATATGTTGTATACCGCTTGTCCTCGCCGGTTCGTTCTGCCTGACCTAAAAGCGTGGGAAGCGCCTGCGTCAGATAACTGGTGGCCGCGTTAGCCATAGCCTTTGGAAGTGCCGCCAAACCGTCGCTTTTTGCGTATCCCACTACGTCAAGCACGTCGTTTAGGCTTTGCAGACAGCTCATTTCCAAAAGAGGCTCGGACACGTTGGAGATTGCTTCCAGCAGTTCCGCCAGCGTTAAAGAGCTTTTTCCACCATTTGTCTGTTCCCACAGGTTTACGCCAATAAACAACGGGAGACACTCCGGAGCCAGCCAATCAAGCGTGATGCTTGTCCCATCCGGCAGCTCAAGCGAATAGGCCTGATGCCCTTGCAGTTCGTCGAACTTGTTCTTATCATCATCATCTCCGCCGTGTCCACGCAAAAGAGCTTGCGCCGCGAGAAACGCACCAAGCCCAACCAACGCCGTGCCGGTCAATCCGGCAGAGATCGTATCAATGGCTTCTGCGCCCGTTATTTTCCCGGCTCTCACATCAAACACTGCTTGCTTTATGCCGCGCATCAGACCGATGGGGCTGTATTCCACGCCGCGTACTAAAATGTTGGCAGGCGTTTTGCGGAACGGGAGAATACCCTCCACAATACCACTTGCCACTTTTTCCACGCCTGTTCTGTTTCCCTGCCTGCTTCGTCTTCCGATCTCGCTTGCGAACTGAGAAAAAGCGTTCGTGTCGCGGTATGTCGCTTTTTGCGCTTCCTTGATTGCGTATTGTCTGGCCTTCTCAATGTTTTCGCCCTTGGCGATCATTTCTGCCGTGATGCCGTGTGCCTTGCAGTATTGCGCCATTGCGTGGGCGTAATGCGGCTTAGAAAACCACATATCCTCCGCATCCAGCGCAACGCTGTTTGCCTTTCTTGCCCACTCCAGACCCTTGCTGACTTGCTTTAGACCGGGAATTTTACTCTGGAAAATTACGCGGCCTTCCTCTATATGCTTATTGGCATTTTGGAACTCGCTGTACTTTCCGCCGCCCATTACCGCATCTTGGATTTTTGCAAAATCCGCAGACGCCGCTTTTCTGAGAGCCTTGCCCTCTGCGCCGCCAGCAAATGTTTTGCTTCGCTCAAGTTTTCCGCCAGTAACGCGGCTTGTTCCCGCTTCAATGCCGATGGCAATCGTGTTTTTAAGGGCGACGACCGGGGCGAACCCAGCATTGCCGACAATGTTTCGCACATGAGTTCTCGCGTTTCCGAGCATCGCAAGATATCGCCATGCGTTCCATTTGTCGATCAATCTCGACGGCATCTGACGGCCAATGTCTCGGTAGATATCAGTCAGCGCTTTATCTCGCTCGGTCTGATTCTTTGCCCGCATAAATCGCTCCGCCAGCTCCGGGTCGATTTTCAGCTTAGGAGATTTTTTGTCGCCATAGCGCTTGTTCATTTCCTCCTGCAAGTTTTCAACGCTGCGCTGCACCTGATAGAGCTGTGTTTCGGGACTAAGCTTTTTCAGTATGCGCGTGGCTTGCAGTGCTTGTGCTGCGCTTCGCTGATGCTCGACCATATTGTTCAGCACAGTCAGCGCAGTCGCTGTGTCGCCGCTGTTGGCGGCATTGTTATACAGCGCCCAGCCCATTGCGGTATTCTTCTTGGAAACGTTGCCTTTTTGGACGCTGCTCGTCCAATCCGTGAGTGCCTGCGCCCACCCCACGCGCTTGATCTCTGCCGTCGCGTCAGCAATGGCGTTCTTGTCGGAATATGCCTCATACGAGAACTCACCGCGCAGCGCCATTTCCTCAATGGTAGGTGTCAGATCATCCGGTGTGGCTTTTGCCTCCAGAATGGTGCGCACCGTTTGCGACACTTTTTTGTTGTCGCTCGTTTTGCGCGGCATCCTCACCTTGCGCGTGGCGTTTTCACCCTCCGGTATCTCGCCGTACCTGCGGATATAGGTGTCGCGCAGATCCTCCAGCTCGTCGGAAAGCCGTTCCGTGCTCCGCAGCTGTCGGCGCCCGTCTGAATCGTTTCTGGTTCTGAATTGTTCGTGGATGCTGCGCAGCTCCTGTTCATAGGCGGCATAGTCGTTAAATACGCCCTTTCCCTCACCGCTTGTGAACAACTCGGTTTTGCCAGAGGCAATGTGCCCATACATCGTGGCGTTAAACTCGTCGTACAGGTGTGCGGGGTCTGCCGTTTCTATTGTCGCACCTTGATGCGCGGCCACCTGCTCAAGCAGAATTTGCGTGACCGGATCACTCATGTTCAGCATACTCGGGGTGCGTTCAACAAAATCAATATAGGGCGAAAACCCCGTCTGAGCCATGACGTGTGTAATTTCGTGCGGTGCCAGCATACCACGGTTTCTCTCCGGTGCGGTTTCGCGGAAATATATCTGCCCGTGAACGGAAAACGCTGGCGAAGAATTGGCGCCACGTTCCTTTACCCATGCAGTATCGGATACCACAAAACTGGGCACGCGAAATTCCGCCGCCGTTTTCTGCGCATCATAAGATACAGAACCGACGCCCGGTGCAATAGTATTGCCGCTTACCCATGCGCGATAAGGTTTCTCTCCAAAATCTGCGCCTATTTCTCCGTGTCGTCCAGAAGAAGAAGAAAACTCTCCACGAACTGTTTGATCCTCTCCTCGTCCGGCTGCTCGCCCTTCTTCTTCGCCGCGTCCATAAGCTTCTTTACCAGCTCGTCCTTCTCGTTCATATTCTGCGCCCTCCGTAAAAGTCTTTTCTGTGTTGATTATAGCACGTTTCGCCGCCGCGTCAAAGGCCGTCTGCCATTTCTGTGCCACGGCTTCCAGTTCGCCAAAGCTCTTGCCGTAGGCATCCTGCGCCGCCTTTTCTCTGGCGTTGCCGGTAAAGATAGACTTGACCTTGCCAATAAACTCCTTCAGACTGTCCAGCAGCTTTTGCGCCACGGTGCGGTTTTCCTTGGTGAAGCGCTCGAACAAGTCGATATTGTCCAGCATTTCCCCGGCGAAGTCCGCCGCGATCTCGTCCATCGCTTCGTCCTGCGTCAGCGTCACGCCGTCCTGTTCCGCGATTTCGATGTATGTATCGACCCATTCAGCCTCGGTGTCCGCGCCGTTTTCCCGCATCCGGTATTCCAGAGCCGCCTTGCGGAACTCCCGGTATTCGTTGGGCGCAAGGTCCTGCATCCGGTGGGTGATCTCGTGCGCCGCCACCGGCAGATACGGTTTTTTCCTGTCGGTTGCGATCTGGATTAGGTTCTGCTCCCGGATGTACTGGCCGTTGGCTTTGCCGCCCATGACCTTATCCACAAATTCAATGCGCACGCCCAGCTTTTTGCCGACAGCATTAAAAACGGACGCCGTGTTCTTGCTTTTGGCAATAATGGCCCGGCTGTACTCGTTGTCCGCCAGACCGGCACCCGCCGTGGTTGTCACGGATGCTACCTCCGCGTTCTCCCGTGCCACTTGCGCCCGTGCGTCCTCCAGCCCAGCATTGTACGCCGCGTACCGCTGCTCCGGCGTCAGCATCGCCGCGTACTTGCCCTTGGCCTTGTCCGCTTCGATGCCGTTCAGTCCCGCGTTGTACACGCTGGAAAATCCTGCATACAGGGAAGGTGCATCCTCTGCCGTCCGGCTCATTTCCTGATACGCCTTTTGCCCGTTTTCCAAAAAGCCGCCTACGCGCTTCTCTGCGCGTTTCTGCACAGCAGGGGAGGGAGGTGTAGCTCTCTGCGTTTCATGCGCCGCCTCGCGGCTTGCAAGCCCCGCAATGTCCCGTTTTACCTGGCTGATCGGCTTGTCCGTGTCCAGCTTCACGCCGGTGCGCTGCTCCAGCACCTCCACCGCCACCGGGTCACGGGCGATAGCCGCCGCCTGATTGCCTGTGATGGTCTCGCCCCGCGTCACAGCCTCCACCGCCTCCGAAGCCTTTTCGTTCATCTCCGGCGCGGTGTTCTGCCGCACGTCTCGGTTGTACTGTGCTTTTGCTGCGCCATACGCTACACGGTTGGCAAGGGTATTCACGCCCATTGTGCCGCCGGACAGCAATCCGCCGACGATCGCGCCTCCAGCAAACTCTTCGGCAGCGGTTCCTGGATCAAAAATCGCGTTTTCGTTTACGCCAAAATACGGATTATCGGCATCATATACCGCATTTTGCAGTGTTCGGTCGATGATGCCCTGCAAAACCTCCTCCTTGCCTTCGTCCAGCATGGTGTTCACCAGCGTCCGCCACGCCGCCTGGTTCGCCACCTTTCCGGGCAGGTTTTGAATACCGCCGCTGATCTCGATCTCCGACCCCAGCAGCGCGTTCCCGATAGCGTACAGCGCGGCCCGCTTATCATCTACGCCCTCCGTCTTTGCGTCGTTGTAGCTGTGGGAGAAGATCTGCGCCGCGCTGAAGAGATAGTTGGGATCTTTGGCGCGGGCCGCCGCCACATTCTTCAGCGTCTGCACCAGCGCGGGGGAACTCTTGGCCGCCGTCTGCGCTGCCAAGGTGCCCGCCTTTGCCGCCGCGCTGGTGCCGCCGGTGGCGAAGGCGATGGCCAGCGAGGGCAGCGCCTCCACCGCAGACGCCAACAGATTCTCCCCCTTCTCCGCATACTGGCCGCCCTTGGCAGTGTTTTCCGCGTACTTCTGCTGCAGCCCCTCCTGTTCGAGGGCAATATTTTCGTCCCATGCGTTGAAAAAACCGCGCTCGTTCATCGGTGCGATATTTCCAAACAGCGCGTTCCAGCCCTTGGCCACCGTGCGCTCTCCAAAGGCCAGCGGCGCGGTCACATCTCGTGCGATAGCCGAAAGACCCATGCCTCCCGCTTTCAGCAGGCCCTTTCCATAGTTGTACCCATCGTTGGCCTGCTTGTCCGCACCATAATTTCCCGCGCCGAGAGCACCGGTATTCGCAATATTGGGAAGTGGATCGACCTCACGGTAATTTGTCTGCCCCGTCTGCTTCGCCGCGTTTTTTTGCCCTGACGTATCTGCTTTTACGGTATCTGCGGAAGCGCGTTGTTTCTTTGTATTGACTACCGGCATCTCCAGCGCGCTGCCCTGCTTCTGCTTTTTTGTGTTGACCACCGGCATTTTTACCGTTCCGTTAGCCATGCGCCTTTCCTCCCATTACTCTTTCCACCCCTTGCCTTCCAGCGTATTGGCAAGATCCTTTTGCTGGGCTGGTGTCAGCTGATCCCATACCTGAGCAACGATCCGGTTTGCAACTGAATCCATGCCTCGGCTGGCATACATCAGAATGTTGTTTTTTGTTGCGCTGTAATCAGATACGCCCTTCGAGTTTTGCGTTCCGCTCTGCGACTTCAATCTCTGGATACTTGATTCACCGCCTCCGCTGGATCCGCCACTTCCGTACGCACTTCCTGCCGCCCGTATCGCCGCCTTTTGCGTGTTGTAATCGCTCAGACTGTCGCGGTACCGATCGTACTCGTCATTGGCCAGATTTCGGTACAAATTGGCGTTGTCCAGCAAATCGCTTCGATCCTGCGAGTACATCTGCCGCGCTACCTCCTCCAGCTGCGCCATGTACTGGTTGTACTGCTGCTGCGCCGCCGTGGTGGCATAGCTGGAGGCAAGGCCGCCGGTGCGGCTGGCCACCTGCCCAAGAACGTCCTGCATGCTCATCCGCCCGTTATTCCCGTACCGGTCAGCCAACGCCTGATACTGACTGCCCTTTGTCCAGTCATCGTAGTTCATGCTGATCAGCTGTTTGGCCAACTCATTCAGCGTGTCCATGTACTCGCTGTTGTAGGTGGGCAGCTCGTCAATGCTGGCGGGGAGGGTTACCTGCTGATTCGATCCATAAGTTCCGCCGCTGGATGCCCCGCCTCTGCCGGTATCCGTCGGCAAGAAGGCAATGCCTGCGCCGCCACGGATCGCCCCGGCAAGAACAGCATCCGGGGAAAGCCCGCTCGGTGTTCGCGGAATAGCGCCGGTAATCGCACCAGTAACCGCTGCGGTCGGTCCCGTGGTTGAATAGTTCCGAGGTGCCGCACCGGAAACAGCCCCTGCAATGCTTGGCGTGGGCGTTATGGTGCTCCGGGAGCCGTTGATGTTGCCAATGTTGTAGGGGCCGACCCCCCAAGATTTCTCAATGGCATTTGCCAAAGACGGCAGTGTGGTTTTTTTCTTCCCAATATCGTCGTATTTTTTTCTGATATCCATTATGTGCCCTCCGTGTTGTTGTTTTCCAGTGCCGTCACGCGCTGTTCCAGTGCCGTCACGCGGCCAGCCAGCGCAGTTTGGTCATTGCTCAGTGTCGTAACGCTTTGCAGCAGTGCAGATATGCTGGCACTGTGGCTGTTCACTGTGCTCTGCAATGCGGACACTGTGTTTTGAAGCGCAGTCAGCAAAATGTAAATCTCTGCACTGGAAACGCCTGCCGCACTGACTGTTTTGCCAACATTACTGATGGCCCAATCTGTCCGCTGACACATATACCTGATATAGTCCTCGATGATTTGGAACGCAGTCTCAGGGTCTGATTTTGGTATAGCGTTTAGGCTCTCCGGAAATACGATCACGTCACATCACTCCCCAAAATAAATTCTCTGGATATACCGAGAACCGCGCACGGGCCTTTTCCCTCCAACCGAAGCTCAAATTTATCGCAACGGTTTGCAGCAAACCGCATCCGCGTCACATTGACCTCGCGTCCAATCAGTCTTCCGCACTCCTTCCACGGCTTTCCATCGCAGCGCATTTTGACGATCACATAGCTTCCCACCGGCAATTCCACCCGCATCAGCATCCGTGAATACGCTTTTTTCCCGTTCAGCGTTTCATACATCGGCGCAAATTGCACCATCCACATCTGCGTCTGCGGCGTTTCCTCTCCATCCAGCAGATAAATGTTTCCGCTGCCGTCCAGCATATAAAGCTGCCGACCCAGCCGCGCAAAATCTACCGCCTTTGTCTCATCCTCCAGCACCCAAATGCCTGTTTTGGTCTCGTACACCATCAGGCGGCTTGTGTCACCGTCTTTTACGCTCAGGTAATATCTGTCTCCGTCGTTTCCTGCCACCGCGTCCGAAAAAACTTTCTCGCCGAAATTCTCGCTGATCAGCGTGGGCGTACCGCCGGAATAGGCGTACACCCCGTGAGGCCCTTTGTAAAACAGCGTGTCGTTAATGACCTGCTGGCTCTTGTGACACCCATCTTGCAGACCTTCCAGCTCGTAAGTGTACATGGAATATTCTGCCGGATAGCCGCCCAGCATCTTGTGCAGTTTTGTTTCCTTCCAAAACAACACGGAAGAGCTGAGCTTGCAGCACCCTGTAAATTTCCCATCCGTGCCGACCGCCAGCGTATAGGAATCCGTTGAAAGTCCTTCGTACACATAAAAGTTGGTGGGGTCTCCCAGCGCACTGGCGTACAGTGTCTGTGTTGTACTGTTGCACCCCCATAACCGGTTTTCGCTTTCGCAGATAAAATCAAGATCCGGAATTTTTCGCTCTATCTTGATGCTTGTGCTGGTTTCCGTCGCCTCCGTAAAGGTATTGTCCGCCACGGTGATTTCCTTGGCAGTGACGGTTTTGATCACAAAATCCTTATTGTTCGCGCTCTGCGTCACACAGCCGGATAGCGTAACTCCGTCGCCCGCCTTGAAAAGCGTTGTCAGGTCCGTCCACCCGCTTACCGTCATTTTATTCTTCGTAAACTTGGCTTTGCTTCCCGTCACCGTCGCCGCCAGCGGCTTTATTTTTTTGGAGTTAATATCCAGATACACCTTGTCCGGCCATATCACCATCTTCGTGTTGATCACGGCGAACTGCTTTTGCCCTGCTGTCACTGTCCCGATCTTTTTCCCATCATACAGCAGAGATGTCCCCTGTACCACGACCAGCTTTCCCCATGCCGTCATTGCCGTGGCGTTCTTATAGGGGTCTTTTTTCACGCGGCCTTTTCGCGTGGTAATATAGGGCCACCGTCTGGCAGACACATTCAGGCTATCCCGTAAATCGCCGTCTTTCAGCGCATCTGACCAGTTGATGCCGCGCATCTGTACAATATCCACTTTGTTTGGCCGCAGATCATACGGCAATTCCGGCATTCGCATCACATCACCTGCACACTTCCGCCATACGCAGGGCAGTTGTTCCGCCGCCACCACGCCAGCGCCTCACCCAGCGCCTCGTCATACACGGCTTTGTCGTTGCCGTACAGCGCTGTTTCGTTGTTGTAGTAGTCAATTTGGCTGCACAGATACAGCACATATACCCGGTCATAGGGGGAAGGGAGCAGCAGCTCCCCGTCCCCCGTGGGCCAGTCGTGTACGCGAGATTCTGTGCATATCCGTTCTGCGATCTCCTTATCCAGTCCCATCACCCACGCCGCCTTTTGCTCGTCGCTGATGGTATTCATCCGCAGCTCATCCGCCTTGGAGATCGTTCCCGTTACTGTCATGCCGCACCTCCTTACTCCCCCAGCAGCTTGCCCCAGGTGCCTTTACCGGCGATACCGTCCGCACCAAGCTTGTACTTGGTCTGGAACTTCTTCAGCGCCGTCTCCGTGCCGCCGCCAAAGTCGCCGTCCGCACCGGCAGCTCCGCAGGAGCAGCCGTAGGCGATCAGCGCCGCTTGCAGGGTCTTCACATCTGCGCCTTTCATGCCGCGACGCAGCACGCGTACAGCCACAGAAACCGTTTCGGCAGGTGCAGGTGACGGGGCTGGCTCCGCATCATCCCTCGCCACAAAGGGTACGCCCAGCGCCGCGCAGAGGCCCTTGGCGATGGTCTCACCGATGAGCGTCGTATGGTTAATAATCCACTCCGCGATGTGGACCACATCGTGGAAATCTACCTCGATGTATACCGTTGGCGCGGCGGGGTACTTCACTTCGTACAGGCTTGGATAAGCGCGAATAACGTCCGGCGCACCCGGCGTCACGGGTCCCAGTACATCCATCACAGCCTTACACGCCTTGTACCCTGCGCTTGCCTTATCGGGGCTGTAACAGAACAGATGCGTACCGCTGGCTTTTCCGTTGCAGGCGTTGGAATGGATGGGGACGTGCAAATCAGCCCCAAAGCGGTTGGACGCCGCCACACGGTTTGCCATAGTGTCGTACTGCCCCAGCATCACCTCCACACCGGAGCGCTCCAGCGCGGCCTTACAAGCCTCTGCGATGCGCCCGCACTGGATGGCCTCGGTAGTGTCGCCCACCGCATAGCTGTTGCTTCGCTGGTTACTGGGGGACAGATACACTCTATTAGCCATTGTTGCCAGCCTCCTTGTGGTACTGTGCCGTGCTGATGCACAGCACCGCGCCGAGGAACGTGTCCACGGCGGTGATGGTGGTCACCACCTCGTCAGCATAGGGCCACGCCCACACCGCCGCCAACGCTGCGTACAGCGTGGCCACGGCGGGCATAACGATGATGACCAACCACTTGAGAATGTCGTATACCTTGTTGTTCAGCTTCATAACAATTCCTTTCCGGCCTGTCGGCCTGTTCCATTTTGTCTCACCGTATGGGCAGCTTCCGCACTTCCTCCATGACGCGCCGTGCGCTGCCGTTGCCGCCCATCTCCTCATACGGCTCATATAGATACACCTGCAAGTTCTCATACTCGTCCTGTGTGACGTAGCCCCGCTCGATGTACACCATGCCGAGGTGGATGATGCGGTCGTGGGCAAGCCCCACCAGCATCTTCCGCTCCGCATCGTCGGCCTTGCTGCGCTTGGCCGTCAGCTCCATCCGCTTGAGGATCACCTTGCTCACCACGCCCCACAAAGCGGTTGAGGTCAGCAGCGCCACGATCAGCGGTACGCCGACATTTGTCCACGCTTCCATCCGGTCACCTCCTACAACTCGGCGCTGAGCACGATCTGTGCCCCTTGCCGCATGAACAGGGCGTAGGTCTCGCCCGCCGTCAGGCCGCTGGACGTAAAGATCAGGCTTCGCATGCTGCAAGCCCCGCCGGTCTGCATCGCCCAGCCGCCCGTGGCCCTGGTGACGTCCTTCACGTCGCTGGACGTTTTGCCCGCCTTGAAACGCGATACGCCGCCGGTTGGGATGGTGGGTGTAGGCGATATGCGCATGGGAACAGCCAGCGGGATGGGTACCCACAGGTCGACGGTGTTGTTGGCGTACCCGATGGCCACGCCGTTGCCGGAGGTGTCGTAGGGCGTGGAGATGATCTGGAGATAGCGCATGCACTTGGTCAGCTCCTCACCGTAGTCGGGCATCTCGTTCAACACCCACGCGCCGCTGCTGTTCTGATGGGCCAGCGTCTGCTCCGTCCCCAACTCCAGTTTGACGGCCACGAGTTTTTCCCCCTCCGCCGTGACTGTGACCGTCTTGGTTTCGCTGTTGTAAGTCGGCACCACCTCGCCCACTCCGGCCTGCGTCAGGGCAGATGCCGTCACCGTGCCGACCGGCGCAGTCTCCAACACCTGCTGCATGGTTCCGTTCAGCGTGATGCCGTCCGTGTTGATCGTCACGCTGCCGCTCACCAGCTTCCAGCGGTCCAGAAAATACCCTGCGCTGCTGATGGTGCCGCTGACGTCCCGCTGATTTACCGGATTGCCGAAATACCAGTTGTCCAGCAGGTTCCGGTTGCAGGGCTGCACTTTGGCAGCGATGACGCTGCCGCTGATGGCGATACCATCTCCCGCCGTATACGGTGCAGGTGCGCCGATGTTTGACCGAGCCTGCTCCTTCTGGGCGTCGGTCAGGGTTTGCGGGGCATTGTACTTGACGGCGTTTTGTACGTCTGCAAGATCACGCCCAAATTGCGTCTCTGAGCCGACATAGCCACTGGCAGATGCCGTTTCGTATGCGCTTTTCCCGTCAGCACCGGGGTCTCCCTGCGCACCGGGCGCACCGTCCTTGCCGGGAAGCCCTCGTTCGCCCTGTTTTCCTTCTGCACCTGCTGGGCCTGTCGCGCCTTGCGCGCCAGCTGGGCCGACCACCAGTCCCAAATCAATTTCAGGCATTTTTGTTCCTCCTTACACTGTCAGTATTAAATGACCGGCGCTGTTAATGGAGAGATTCGGAGGTACGTTCCCCGTATAAGACAGGATCAGATGTCCGGTCTCATCGATCCGAAAACCATACATGCCATCCGCCTCAACCAACGCGCCAGCTGGGCCTGTATCGCCCTTTTCACCGGGCGCACCGTCCTTGCCGGGAGCACCGTCCTTGCCCGGAGCACCGTCCTTGCCGGGGATGCCCTGTTGCCCGGTGGCTCCCGTCGGGCCGGTTTTTCCTTTTCCGCTGATGCTGCTTTTGTAAAAGCTGCCGCTTTCCGGATCCCATAGCATCCAGTATCCGTCCCCGCCTAAATACGGGTATTTCCCAACGGCGCTTTCCGCCTTTGCTGCGGACTGTCCGGATGAAACGGCGTCACTTTTTGCTGAAACGGCATCTTGTTTGGCGCTTTCCGCGCTTGCCGCCGCTTTCGTTCCGCTTTCTCTTGCGGCATTGGCGTTATATGCCGCGCTGATTTCACTTTGTTTGGCGGCATTTTTGCTTTTCTCGGCATCTTCGGCGGCGGATCGTGCATCCGCTATCGTTCCGATGATAACTTCGATCTGTGTCTGCATCTGCGCTGCCTGTGTAGGCGGCACATCCTGTTCCGTTTCTGCGCTGCCGCTCCACTTGCTTTCGCCCACCGTAAAGGTACCGTATACCGCCGTAGTCGCCCGCGCCTCTTTGCCGCCGGAAGCCTCTGCCCCCTTGATGGCAAGCGCCATATCTCCCGCGTACTTTTTCGCTCCATTCGGCACCGGCACAAGGTAGACGTTGGTGGTATCGCTCTCCAGCATTTGTGCAGCCAGCAGCACCTCCACGGTGCTCTCGCCCAGCGCATCGCAGAACTGTACCGTTTTCGCCAGCCCCTCCCACATGGGGGAGAACTCCATCCGCAGCACCACATCATTGTGGCTTCCCGCCGCGCCGATCAGCACCTTGTCACCGGCGATGTATTCATTCTGTATTTTCAGCGGGATCGTTCTTGTCATGTTTCACGTCCTTTCTGCTGAAAGACGGCGCAGCAAGTCAAAAGGGAAGCGCCCCTCCTGCCTTGCTGCGCCGTGTCACAGCCATTTTCGTGTCTCGCGGTAGTATGCAGTTGTCAATTCAGCTGCGCCTTGACCGCCTCATATTCCCGGCTCTTCTGCTCCAGCATCTCCGCCGTCGCCGCGTCCTGTGCCATAGAGCGGCGGATGATGTTGTACACCTCGCGGGGAATGCGGACGTGCTTGCCGCGCTGGATGCGGTACACCTTGCCGTTCCAGCCCACCACGATGTCGTCCTTGTACCGGTCGTCATCCTTGAACGCCCAGAACGGCACCATGCCGTCGTCGGAGGCTTCCCCTGCCGCCATGCCGCGCATAACGGCCTCTGCTGCTTTCGCGGCCTCCTTGGCATCCTCAGCCTCCTTCTTGGCCTGCGCCAGCGCCTCATTGGCTGCTTCCAGCGCCTTTTCCATCTCCTCCGGAGTTCTCTGCTTCTTGTTGTCAGCCATGCTCATTCCTCCTTGCATTTTTTGGTATGCGGAGGGGGATGACCCCCTCCGCGTTACCGTCAGTTCATCGCGCCGCTCTCAAAGGTAGAGGCGGATTCGATGCGCACCATGTACTGCTCCACCAGACGCTCCGCCACCTTGGTCAGCTTCCAGCCTGCGGTGGCACGCTGGTTCAGCGGGTCAGCCGTACCGGAGGAACCCAGCTGCTTGACGATGTGCTGCAGGCCGCCGCCCTCCAGCTCCGTCACGCCGTAGGCGTCTGCGCCGAGGATCAGGGTAGAGTACACATCGCGTCCGTTTGCGCCGCCCTCGCCGGGATAGATCACGGTGCTGGCGGCAGGCGTAGTGGCAGGCGCGGTCTTCACGGTGATGGTGGCAGCACCGGCAGCACCGGCAGCAGCGGACGCCACCTCCAGCAGCTCGCCGCCCACCAGAATGTCTCTGCCGGTCAGCGCCTTGGCCTGATTGGCGGAGAGCTTTTCGGTGATGGTAATGACCTTGCTGGCCGCGCTCTTCACTGTCAGGTTGCGGGCGCTTGCCTCGCCGCCGTCCTCGATCTTCAGTGGGGCGGCGTGGAAAATCTTGGCCTCTGTGGTCTCCACAAAGCGCACACCCTCGATCTTGCCGATCTCGCCCTCGTAGATGCCATCGGGGTCGGAGTAGGTCTTCACATCCACCCACTTCTTGTCGTTCATCAGGTCGTAGGCGGTGTCGGGATGGATGATACCGGCAAAGTAGCCGTTGATCTTCTGGGCGTTCATGACCTTCAGGGCGCGTACAGCCTTGCGGATGTCGTCCACCGTCAGGTACTTGTTGTTCTCGGCGGTGCTGTCGCCGCCCACCAGCTCAGAGCGATCCTTTGCGCCACCGGCGTACACCACGTTGGTGCCGCCAGCCAGCACCTCGCGGGTGATGGTGTCGGCGGTACGGCCTGCCTGAGATGCCAGCAGGCGGGTGGCCTGCACCAGGTTGTTGTCGATGGCCGTCAGCTCCAGGATGTCGGACAGCTCGATGTAACCGCCGTACTGCTTGATGGTGGCGCGGATCACGCCCATGCTCATCTTCTGACCGGCGGGGGTCACACCTTCGGTCAGAGGCATCAGAGCCTTGGGCAGGCTGTCGTACTTCCGGAACTCGATGGTCTTACCGCTGTTCTTGGGGATGGGGTGCTTCTGGCCAAACTGGTCATGGATCAGCTCCGGCTCGGCGAGGTTGATGAGGCGCATAGAGTAATACACCTTCATCTCGTCGCTCAGACCGGGATCCAGCGTGGTATTGGTGTATGCGTCAAACAGGTTCAGCACCACCGGCATCAGGTACAGGTCGTTGTAAATTGCGTTCATGTAATAGCTCCTTTCCGCATATCGCAGCGGAGCCGTAGGTCAAAAGGAAATGCGTTCGCCTCTTGCTACTCTCCGCTCGATCTCCTCAAAGTCCGCTCTCGTCAGCTTTGAGGGATCCGTCTTTGTAACAAACGCGCTGTTGGAGCTGGTGCCGTTCTCACTGGGACGATTTCCCTTGGCCCGGACGTTGTCGGCCACCTTCTTCTCCGTGCTGGCGGCAGCGGCCTGTACCGCGTTGCCCATCAGCTCGTCAAAGTGCAGCACCTTGTAGGCGTGCTCCATCGGTGTACCGGCTTTCAGCAGGTTCACAAACTCGTCGTTTTGCAGCTCCTGCACAAGGTCAAAGTTCTGATACATGGGATTGCCCCTCATGGCCTCCGCCTCCATGTACCACTTCTCGCTCTGTTCCCGGATCTGCGCCTCCTGCTGATGCATCTGCTGGCCGCGAAGCAGCTCGGCGTTCTCCCGCCGCAGACGGCGGAACTCCTTGTACTGCTCCTCGCTCATGCCCGCCTCCTCGGCGGCTTCACTCCAGTAGGCGTGGTCGTTGTCCACGGCCTCCAGCAGACGCTTTGCGTCCCCGTCCGCGATGCCGTAACGCTCCATCAGCGTATCCAGCACCGGCTGGTAGGACTGCAGCCTCTTCTCCGTCTCCCGCGCCTCCTTGAAGCGCCGGTCGATCATCCGCTGTGTCTCCTGGGTATACAGATCTTTGTACTCCCCATTGATCAGCTCCCGGAAAGCCTTTTTCTTGGCCTCCAGCGCGTCGGACGTGGTCTCCACGTCCTTCACCTTATCCTCAGTCCCGGCGTCGGACTGTACTTCCGTCTGGCTCTCCGCCTGTTTGCCGTACTTGACGTTAGCCAGTGCGCCCGATTTGCTCTGGCGGGTGGTACCGGAGCTTGCCTGTGTCTCGCCCTGTGCGGTGGCAGCTGTCGCCCCATCGCCGCCCTCGCCGTCAAAAAGGCAGAGGGAAATCCTGTAAAGGTACATATCTGTTCCTCCTTTGATTCGCGGGCATATCGCTCCCGTGCAGCGCCCCCTATCCACCCTTGCGGCGGGCGGCGGTTCTTCACCGCCGTCACACCGCGCAGGCAGGGAGGAAGTATCTATATCATAGAAAGGGGGCGCGGTCTCCCGCACCCCTAAAACGAAAAATATTTTTATTTTTTTTCTATTTTTACGGAGATCGCCTCCGGCTTTGCCATTTCCAGCTGCAAAAAGCCGATTTCCAGCAAATCATACAGCCACCTCCCGCCGTGCCAGCGCAGGTACGCATCCCCGCTGTCCAGCCGTTCCAGCACCAGCTCCGCCTCCTGCGTGTTGTGCAGCCATCCCGCCGCCGTGTACAAGAGGCAGCTTACCGCCGCACACACGTCGGGGTATCCTGTGGCGTGTCCCTTGCACCTAACCGAGCAGCTGTCCCCGTGATGCAGTGTTACCTCCGTCATAGGCTGGGCGTGCTCCGCTTTGCCAATGCCTGCCCGTATCCGGTCATAGGCGTCTGCGCCTGCATAATGCCGCTTGCAAGCTGGCTGGTGGCCTCCGCAGGTGCGCCGCCGCCAGTCTGCGCCGGTGCATCGCCCGCGCCCTCCTGCGGCAGGATAGCGCCCGTCAGCATGGAGATCTGCGCCTGCATTTGCATCAGCATATTCAACAGGGTCTGTCCCTGCATCACCTTTTCCCGCACGGTCTGGATGCCCTCAAAGTCCATCATCTCCAGCGCCGTCAGACTGGCCTGCGCGTTATCCGGATTAAAAAATCCCAGGGAGTACAGCTCCTTGGCCCGCTCGTTCTGCTCCATGCGGGAAAACGGATTCTTTTTCTGCGCCTTGATTTTGAGGTCAAACACCGGCTTACGGAACATCTCGTTGCCCATTGTGTCCAGCCCCGTCACCTGATCCTGCAAGCCCGCGTTGTCAAAATCTACGAACTGATACTCGTTGCCCTCGCCTGTAATGCGGAAGCTGCGGCTTACGTCGTAAAACTGCCGCATCAGCTCCACGCACAGCGTGTTGATCTGGGTGTAGGCGCGGTAGCTGGCGGCGATCATATCCCGGCTTGCCTTGTTTCCGGCCTCCTGCAAGGCGGCAATCGCCGCTGCCGCCGTCACGTTGGAGGTGCCGCCGGAGTTCACATCGCGGTTTGCCGCCGTGTCCTTCATCTCCTCGATTTTCATCTGCGCCACCGTGACGTAGATATCGGAAAGCGGCTGGGTAACGATCTCCTTGATCCGCTGGTCGCCGATCTCGCCGTTGACGTGTACCAGGGGTCGGTTCCAGTCGATAAACTCCTGCTCGTTGATGGCCGTACTTTCCGACACGAAAAAACGCTTTTTGGTCGCCATCATCGCGTTTTCCAGAATGTTGGCGCTGAGCTTGTCGATATAAAGCTGGGGGTCTTTGCAGATCGCCACATACCCAAAGCCGATAGGCGTACCCTTTTCCGGGTACATCACGTCCAGCACAACAGGGTACATCCCGTGGTCGTAAAAGCCCCGCTCCCGGTATTCCGGATCGTTCTCACTGGCGTACAGCAGGGTGGAGCCAACAAACTTGATGTAGTGCAGCGCCGTCCTGCCGCTGGGCGTCTTGACCTTGTAATACCAGTCCACCACCACGCTCTTCTCGCTGGTGTCCACGGTGTCGTCGTAGATGTACTCCTTCACATCCACGACCTTGCCCTTCTGCTTGCCCTTGAGCTGGGGGTACTCGCTGTCCAACAGGTCGTTGTCCACCAGATCCACGATAAACAGGTTGCGGCTCTTCTGGATGTCCGTGATCCCCGGTTCCCAGAACAGATTCAGTAGGTCAATGTTCCGGATCTCGATGTCGCCCAGACCGTTGTCCTTTCGGCTGTCCCAGAACACACCGTACACCGCCGTGCCGTGCTTCAGTTTCTCCCACCAGTTGTCCGAGTACACCTGCTCAAAATGGTTGTACTCCTGCACCACCGGCAAAATCTGGCTCAGCGTCTTTGCGCTCTGCTCGTCGCTTTTTTCCCGGGGCAGCACCACCGGCTCCGGGTAGTTGTCCATCGCGTCTGCGTGCTTGTTCTGGATGGTGTTAAACAGCCACGCCGACGTGGGCTTTGGCTGGGGAGGGGAGGAGAGGACTTCCTTTCCGCTTTTGTCCACCAGCTTGGCCTTGCTCTGCCCGATGCCCTCCCAGTGCCGCAGCTCCCACCACAGCTCGTCGTTGACCACGCGGCTTTCCAGATTGTTCTTACCGTTTTTGTACCGCGTCAGCAGGTCGATCCCGCGCTCCACGTCCTTTTCTGTGATGGTAGGCGTGTCGTCCGTCCGCTCCAGCAGCATCGCCGCCATCTCCGGCGGCATACCGTCCTCCGGCACGATGCCGGGGATGCCGTATCTTTCCATGTCCTTTTCCCCCTTAATAGGTCTGATAAAATGCGTACCGGCTGGGCCTGTACTCGTCCTCCGTGTCCAGCGGCGAATAGGGCCGCTCCACGATGTGCCCCATGTCCCTTGCCCCGATGGGATTTTTCATGCAGACGTACCGCAGCTGGTCGTAGATATGATCCTCGCCGTCCGTGTCGATGTCCTCCACGTCTGTCTGGTCATAGACCAGGTTGGGCACCGTCCGGATAAAGTTTTTGCAGGTGTCGAACACGTACATCATCGGTACGCCGTCTGCGTCGAACGCCAGCCGGTGGTGGATCTGCATCTTGCCGTTGATCCGTGCATGGTCGCCCTTTTCAAAATAGACACGCTCACGTTCCATCAGCGCACCCACGCTCTCTGTGCCATCGCTTTGCCAGATGGCCGGGTCACCCACGCGGTGGATGTCACGCCCCCGCAGGTTGGGGTCGTCCGCCTCGATGCGCCGTATCTCCTGCGCCACCTTGGTCGGTTCCCACATCACGCCACGGTTAGGCGTACCGTTGCAGCCGTAAAACTCCCGGATATGGTACATCCGCCTGCTTCTGTCCACCGCGTACCATCCCACGGAAAATGGTCGGGAATAGCCCCAGTCCAGCCCGCACCAGATCACCCAGTCCTCCGGTATGCGGAACGGCTCGATGACGTGGGTCTGCTTGCGATCCAGATAGTGTTCCCGGTCGTTGCGCCACTCCGTAAACACCTGCCCCTCAAAGCTGTCCCAATTTCCGTACAGCAGGGCGTTGCGCTCCGCCTCCGGCATACTGGCCAGCCGCTGCACATACAGCGGGTCATTTTCCATCAATATCTTGTTGTCAAATACGGAGGACGGTACGAATATCCGCTGCTGCTGTCCCGTGTGCTTTTTCCCATCCGGCGTGTACCACACCGTCTCCTCCGTGATGGGCTGCATCGGCGGTGCCGCCGTGATAAACCGCTCCTTGACCCAGCCATGCCCGATGTTTCCGGGGTTGGCGGTGGAGCGCATATAGACCCGTGTCCCCGCCCCGTTGGGTCGATTACGGGATTTCAGGTAGTCATATTCCTCCTGGGTAAAATGCGTCAGCTCATCAAAAGCGATAAAGTCATACGCCTGCCCCTGATACTGTATCTTGTCCTGCGGACGGTTCATGCTGCCGAACACGATCTGCGCACCCGAGGGGAACCGCCATGTGTGGTTGCTGCCGTTGTACCGCGCCTTTGGATACGCACGGGGGTAATAATTCAACGTCTTGTCGATCAGTTCCCGCAGCTGTGGGAACGTCTTGCGCAGGATCAGCGCCTTGTACCACGGGATATGCACCTGCCGCAGCGCCTCGATGACCAGCGCGTCGCTCTTGCCGCCGCCCGCCGCCCCGCCATACAGGGCTTCGTATTCCGGCCTTGCCATAAATACGGCCTGCCGCTCCTGCGGCTTCCACACGATCTCAGACATCCGTCTTTACCTCCGGCATCAGCACCACGCCGATCTCCTGCCGGTCTGCTTCCGGCGCTTTCTCGCGCCATCCAAAATTACAGCTCAGACTAAACTTTGCGCCGTTCGCGCCGTCACGGTCATACAGCCGCGCCTCTGCGTATTCTTCGCACCGCGCCTTTGCTCGCGTAACCGTGTCCGCGAATTCCGGCCTTGCCTGATAATCCATCAACGCTTGCCGTCCGGTAAAGCCCAATGCCAGCGCCAGCCCCGTGATCGTCGGAGGCTTTGCGTTTATGATGATAGGTATCCCGTACTTATCCCGCACCGCGCATCCGTCATCCCCGATAAACGGCTCTCCCTCGCACGCCTTAAAGTAAGCGTCAATCGCCGCCTGCATCGCCTTTACGCTTTTCCATTTTCTCGGCGCTCCTGCCGGCATACGCTCACACCCTTTCTTGCCTGACGCACCGGCCTCCCGCCACTGGCCTTTGTCATTGGCACGTCTTTCCCAGGCTTTCGCCACACCCTAATGCTAATTTTTGTGCGTTTTCCCCGTCAGGGCGGAGCTGCCGCCCCGCCCCACAGGGTAGAAAAGAGGGGAAAAGAAATGAATCGGCACGGGCAGGTTGCCCCTGCATACCCAGCATAGATTGTCTCTCGCCGCCTCGCACCCCTCAAACGGAAAATTTTTTATTCTTTTGATTTCCCCTCATAGCATTCCCAATGCGGCCATGATCTTCTTGTCCACTTCCGTCAGTGTAACCAGCGCGTATTCCAAGTCATAATCCATCGGAGGAGGCCCCGGCAAATCGCACTGTATAATATCCTCCGGAAAAAATGTTTCCCTGACGCCCTTGCACTCCGCCACGATGAAGCGCCCCTTTGGATGCACATACACCACCGTCGCCTTGCGCACGGGGTACTGTTTTTCGGCATTTCCAGATCCTGGGAACGGGTCCGGCATCGTCAGAAAGCGCGCACGCACCGTATCACCGACCTGCATGGCGGCGCCTCCCGTTCATGGCGTTCCACTTCCTGGTGGCACCGGACTGGCTGTCACCGGAGACGGTGTAGCCGCAGCCGCCGCAGCGGACGTAGTAACGCAGGGGGACGTTGACGGATTCCTTGCGCTCGCCGCTGTCCATGCCGCAGCGGGGGCAGGGGGACATGGCGGTGATTGGTTTGCGGTTACGTGCGTTCATGGGGTGCCTCGCTTTCCGTTGGTATCTTCTGGTACGGCGACGCGGATGGTGGCTTGCAGGGCATACGAACCATCCCACCAAGGGATAACGCGATACTGGACGGCGTTGGATCTTTTGAGATGCGTGGAAATATCGTGCATCACCGCGCCCTTTGCGCTGTCGATCAAGTGCGGGTCGGCCGGCGGATTGAAAGCCGTGCCGCCCAGGCTCACAACGCCGTAATATTCCGCGAGTTTGAACGTTTCGGACTTGCAGGGCGGCGTGGCGCGGGCGACTCGGTATATCTCCTCAGCCACGTCCTCGTCCGTGTAGCCGCCCAGCTCGTGGATCAGCCGGACGCGCAGGCGTTCAGCCCAGTATGGCATGGTCATTTACTTCGCCTCCAGTTTTTCCATCGCCTTCCGGATCACACTGCCGCCGTAGGCATCCTTGGTCAGGGCCAGAAACTCCCGCAGGGTCATGGTGTCGCTGTCCACGTCTATTCCGTGGTCCCGTGCAAACTGACGGCGGCCCATGTCGCAGCTTCCGGTAAGGCGGTGATGCCAGTCGTAAAAATACTGCGCAGGGTATGCCCTGCCGTCCTCCGTCTCTTTCAAAAATGCCGCGATGCGCTCCTCCACCGGCATATCTCCAAACAGCTTGTCCCTAAGAGCCTCCATCGCCTTTGCCAGCGTTTCGCCGTGGGCAAAGATGTTATCCTGTTTGGCAACGTAGCAGTTCGTGGTGGTCAGGTCGCGGTTCAGGATCACGCCGTGCGCCACGTTCCCCCGCACGTGGCGGAGGATCGTGGGCACACCGTCGATGTTATACACCAGTTCGCCGTTAAAGGATCTTATGCCGTCGCCGGAGCCGTAGCCGTCGCCGGAGCCGTCGCCGGAGCCGTCGCCGGAGCCGTCGCCGTAGCCGTAGCCGTAGCCGTAGCCGTCGCCGTAGCCGGAGCCGTCGCCGTAGCCGTCGCCGGAGCCGTCGCCGGAGCCGTCGCCGGAGCCGTCGCCGTAGCCGGAGCCGTAGCCGGAGCCGGAGCTTACAGACAAAAATGCTTTGACTTTCTCATCCAGCGCGCTCATCGCTTCCACTCCTTCACGCCGCTGATGGATGCCGTGGCCTTTTCGGTGCAGGGGATCACCTGGATCACCCCGGTCACTTCCATCAACGGTACCGTCACAGTAAACTTGCAGTCACCGGGGGTCTTGGTGCCGTCCATAGCCAGTTGCTCGATGGCGCAGGCACCGTTCCAGTACCACAGCTTGCGCACATTGGTCATGGTCGCTTCCGTGCCGCGTCGGTCCTTGATGCCACCGAAAAACACGCCTGCGCGGTCGCAGCGGACAATGTACATCTGCTCGTTCTTCTCATTCATGGTATCTTTCCTCCGTATTTTTTATTTCACCGGCATGCCGGCATTTTACTGGTTTTGATTTCGTTCGCCGTAGGAGCAGCAGTCCTCCGGCTTTCGCTTCTGCCATGCCGCTGAGTGTACGTTGCCGTCCGAGTAAATTTTCAGGCAGACACCCATGTCACGGTGCTTGCAATCCTTGCAGCGTACCACCGGAGCAACATCAGCGGGCTGGAAACACTCTACCTCATCGATCATATCGTCAACCCAACAGGCACGACACCAGCATCCGTTGTGGTCTTTTCCATCCGCCTTGCACGGCTTGCAATAACGCTCCTCGACGCTTTCCTTAAACGCTTCCTTGTCAATGTATTCAGCCATTGTCAGCCCTCCTGTTCCATGCTTCTTTCGCTTTTCGGGGCGTATACGTAAGTCCTGACGTTGCACAACACCTAATGCACACGGCATTATACGCCCAACGTCGGCCTTGCGTGTCCTCCACTGCATCCGGGTCGACGCTTATGACCGCTTCACCTCCGCAAAACGGGCACGGTTTTAAGTTAGTCATCCTTCATCTCCTCCAACGCTTTCTCCGCCTCCTCGCGGGCCAGGAATACGGTCTTGCCGATGTCGTCATCTTCAAAATCAATGCCATCTATCAGTTCACCATTGTGATTGTAGTTTGCAGAATAACCGCAGCCTTTGCCCACAAAAGAAATCAAGTCGATTGTGTACGGAAGAACTGTCCCGAAATCTTCTCCGTACATCCACACCGTATCGCCCACCTTGCACGGTAGCACCACCACCCGACCATCCTTGTCGGCCTCGGCAAGCTCCCTCAGGCGGGTATAGTTGCAAAGGCTTTCTAAATCAGCAAAACGCATGAGCTTCAGCGCAATCTCGTCTGCCTTGTCCTTCGGTAGAACTTCCTCCGGCGCACACTCTCTGTCCTCGTAGGCGGCGAGGCGATCCTTGAGGCGATTGCGGCAGTACAGCGCGGTGCAGTCAGCCATCGGCTTGCCATGCTTACCCGTCCAATCCGCTTTGCACTTCTCACAGTCCATCATTGCCTGTCCGTCGGTGCCGCGTTTTGTCAGACGTTCCATCACATTTCCCTCCATCTGCACCCGTCACAGGCGCCCTCGTGTGCTTGTTTGTACTTCCCGCAGTATTGGCATAGCTCGTTGATAAGTGCTTTCCGGTCTGCGCCCAGCTTCATGTTGCTGTCAAACAGCGTTTCATTGATGGCGGCGTACTGCTCGACGGTGTTCTTTACACCCTGCAGTTCCTCTTTCAGTTTCACGATTTCGCAAATTGCATTGCCGTTTGCCGCCATCATGTCGGTCACATCGTTCGGTGTCAGCCCCGTGTCCTTGTAGGCGCGCAGGTCTTCCCGGTCCCTCAAATAATCCCGAATTAGCTGCTGCACCACGAACCGCTGCGTCATCGGCCACGCCGCAATCTGCTCTTGCAGCTTTTTCAATGCTTCGTCCGAAACCATCACTCGACCTCCTGCATCTTACTAATCACTTTTCGAATCACGTCGCCACCGTAAGCACTTTTTGTCAACTCCAAAAACTCCGTAAGTGTCATCACGCCGCGCTCAAGATCAACACCGTGGTCACGGGCGAACTGCTTTCGTCCCATGTCACACGATCCGGTCAAGCGATGATGCCATTCGTAAAAATACTGCGTCGGATATGCTTTCTCTCGGTCTGTTTCACGCAGGAACGTGTCGATGCGTTCATCTTCCGGCATATCCTCAAATAGCTTTTCTCGCAGTGCTTCCATTGCCTCGCGCAGCGTTTCGCCGTGTGCGAAAATGTCGCCCTGCTTGACGATGTAACACTGCGTGGTCGTCAAATCATTATTCACGATTGCCCCGTGCGCAGTGTTTCCGCGCACGGAACGAATCAGCGTGTTTATCCCGTCAATTTGATAGACCATTTCCCGGTTGAATCGCTTAATTCCGTAGCCGTCGCCGGAGCCGTAGCCGGAGCCGTAGCCGGAGCCGTCGCCGGAGCCGTCGCCGGAGCCGTCGCCGTAGCCGTAGCC